CATCCGTAACGGCTTAGACTTTGGTTATGCTACGGATCCATTGGCATTTGTCCGTTGGCATTATGACAAGAAGAAAAATGGCATTTATGCTATCGATGAAATATACGGTGTGAAAATGAGTAACCGTGAATTTGCCAAGATACTCCATGAGCGTGGTTATCAATCAGATGAAATATTCGCTGATTCTGCAGAACCTAAGTCAATATCCGAATTAAAATCTGAGCATAATGTGCCACGGATTAAAGGAGTTAAAAAGGGACCCGATTCAGTTGAGTACGGAGAAGAGTGGTTGGATGATTTGGATTTTATTTGTATCGATCCACTGAGAACGCCTAATACAGCTAGAGAGTTCGAAAATATTGATTACCAAGTTGACAAGGATGGAAATCCTAAACCCAGACTTGAAGATAAAGACAATCATACGATTGATTGCACCAGATATGCTTTTAGTGAAGATATGAGAAATATAAAAGTTAGCATTGCAAATAAAGTTAAATTCGGATTTTAAGAGAGGTGATATTGTGGCAATTGTAGTTAATAGACAAATAGCCGGCGACTTAAATAATCCATCTGCTGAGTTGCTTAACTTTTGCATCCAACAGCACATGATGGAATTGGCGAGACTAGAAAGGCTATCAGATTATTACGATGGTAAGCACGACATTCTTAATCGAAAGAAAGAAAATGACGCAGCGCCAAATAATAAAGTACTGATCAACCATGCGAAATATGTAGTGGACATGAATGTTGGTTTTATGGTTGGTAATCCGATTTCTTATGTATCTGAATCAGATAAGAACATTTTACCAATCTTAGATGCTTACGACAGGATTGACATTGTTTCTCATGATACAGAATTAGAGAAAGACCTATCAACATTCGGTGTGGGTTATGAACTTGTCTATCTAAACAAAACAAAGGAAAACGATGGAACACAATTAGAAATAAAATGTATTGATCCTAGAGGTATTTTCTTAGTTACGGATGACACAGTAGACAAGAACCCTTTGTTTGCAGTTCATTATCAACCCGTACTAACGCTGCAAGGCGGTATTGATCACTATGTGGTTAAGTATTACAACGACAATCGAGTGATTACGTATCACGCAAGTTCAAGAGGATTTGGTGAATACTTACTAGTGGATGCCAAGCCACATTACTTCAAAGCAGTGCCAGTCATTGAGTATCGAAACAATGAAGAAAAGCAAGGAGACTTTGAACAAGCTATTTCTTTGATTGATGCATACAATCTACTCCAATCCGACCGGTTAAACGATAAAGAGGCATTTGTTGACGCAATACTGTTTATTCGTGGGTTTACACTTGAAGCTGGCGACGGTGTGAAGTTGGCGAGAGAAAAGATGCTACAAACATCAGCAGCGCCCAACGAAGTAGACGCAGGGTATCTTACAAAGGAATTAAATGAGGACGGCGTTAATCTTTTGCGATCAGCAATCCTTGACGATATCCATAAGATTACCTATGTACCAGATATGAATGATGAGAAGTTTTCTGGAAATGTTTCCGGTGAAGCTATGAAGTACAAACTTTTTGGCTTGCTTCAGCTTATGTCAGTTAAATCACGTTATATGATCAAAGGTTTGAGAAAGCGCATGGAACTATTTGAAACAATCTTGAAGGTCAAAGACAATTCAATTGATGCGCAAGGAACAAAGATTAAACTTAAGCCTAATTTACCTGTAAACACTAGCGATATCATCAATCAAATCGTCAGTGCTTACCAAGCTGGTATCTTACCGCTTAAAGTTCTTCTAGGATGGCTGCCAGATATTGACGATGTTGACGAAGTATTGAAACAGTTGAACCTTGAAAAAGAAGAAGCTATTGTGATGAACCAGAAAGCATTAGGTGTTCAAGCAGAAGATAGTCATTCGCATTTGGACGATCAACCTGAAGATGATGTTCAGGAAGACTAGGAGCTGATTAAATGGCTCAAAAGAAACGCAAGCTATCCTACTGGGAACGCCGTAACATCGATGCCGAGCAAAAGATAAACGATGGTGCAATCAAAGTCGAAGAAGCTGTAGCCAAGGCATACAGACAAGCACAGACCTACTTAACCCAAAAGGTTAGAAAGTTATTCGCTCGCTCTCAGCAACGTTCTGGACTATCTGAGAATGAAGCTAAACGGATACTTAATCAAACAACATCAGTTGAAGAATTAGCAGAATTGAGAAAGCTATCCAAGCAGATTAAAGATCCAGAATTACAATCTTCAGCAAAAAACAGATTGCAAGCATTAGCATTTAAAGAGCGTATCACTCGTGCAGAAGACTTGAAAGCCAAGTCTTTTTTAGTTTCTAAGCAAGTTGCTGATGTTCAGCTAGAAAAGCAGACAGTGTTCTATGTAGATGCTATTCATGAGTCATATCGTGAGGCTACTGCTGAATCGGTCATTCGTAAGGCGCAAGAGAATGCTAAGAATGGTGTTGTCATTGAGGTATGGAATAAAAAGGACTATCAATTCAAGGAGTTGTCGACTAGGTATACCAAGAATATCCTTGATAGCCATTGGCATGGGTCTAATTATTCCAAACGACTGTGGGGCGACACTGAAGCTTTAGCGGCAAGGTTAGAAGAGCTGTTCACCGTGGAGTCTATGACCGGTATGTCAGAATTTGAAATGGCTAAGGCAATAGCAAATGAATTTGACCGCTCTATTGGTGTCGCTAGGCGTTTGATTCGAACGGAAGCTAATTACATGGCTAACCAAGCAAAGCTCAAGGCGTGGCAAGATAACGGTGTTAAAGAATACATGCTTGTTGCTGTGTTGGACTTGCGGACGTCTGAAATCTGTAAAGGAAAAGATCATAAAATATATCGAGTTTCTGAAGCTAAAGTAAATGGTGCTAGTGGTACGTATCCGCCTTTCCATCCTTGGTGCAGAACAATAGCTATTATGTACAGCAAACGCACTCTTAAGCTGCCTAGAAATGCTTTGGATCCTATCAGTGGTAAAGTCATTCCAATTAGAGGTGACACTACCTATAACGAATGGATGGATAAGCTGAAAGAAAAGTATTCGGATGAAGAAATAAGAGAACAGAAAAGAAAAATAATGGGATTGAAAGCTTAGTCATTGACTAGGCTTTTTGTCATGTCCAAGCGTGAAGACATTAAAAGCATCGGAAGTGCAAGCATTTATCCACTCTAAAAGATATGGAAGGAGTACAGAACATGAAACACAAAAAACTGTTGCCACTTAACCTACAATTCTTTGCTGAAAAAGATGAATCAGATACTCCGGATGATTCTGAAACATCAAAACAGATTAATGTAGAAGAGTTGAGCGACGAAGAGATTGCAGCAATCAAAGAGAAGTTTGGTTTCAAGGACGACAAAGAAGTTGACTCTATTGTCAAAAGTAAAAAGTCACGCTGGCAGAAAGAATTTGAAGAAGAAAAGAATGAAGCTGCCCGTTTGGCAAAGCTAAGTGAGGAAGAAAGACAAAAAGAATTGCTTAACAAAGATAAGTTGGAATTCGAAAAAGAAAAAGAAGCTTTTCGACAAGAACAATTATTTGTTGAAAAAGGCAATCAGTTACAGTCAATCGGAATCAGCAAAGAGTTAGCGGCACGCATTAAAGGTGACACCGCAGAAGAAATTTTGGAGGACGTCAAAACATTCAAGAAAGCATGGGATGAAGCGCTGAAAGTTGCTGTTGATCAAGCGCTATTGAATTCAGTTGATTCGCCACTAGGTTCTAATACAACTTTGCCTGACATTAATCCGTTTGCTGCAGAAACCTTAAACCTTACTGAACAAGGAAGATTGCTACGAGAAGATCCAGAAAAAGCCAAAGCCCTACAGGCATTAGCGAATAAATAGAAAGTGGGAGAAAAAATGAAAAAAAGTTTAATGAAAATGAACTTGCAGTATTTTGCTGCTAAAACAAAAATCGAAGATGTCATTGTACCAGAAGTCTTCAATCGTTACGTTATTGAACGTACTGCTGAATTATCAGCGTTGTACCAGTCGGGAATCGTTGTGAAAGATCCAGAATTAGATGCTTTGGCAACTGCTGGTGGTAAGTTAATCAATATGCCGTTTTGGCAAGATTTAACTGGTGACGATGAAGTATTGTCTGATTCCGAATCACTAGAAACAGATAAAATCACTGCTGGTCAAGACGTTGCCGCTCTCTTGATGCGTGGTAAAGCTTGGAAAGTAAATGATTTATCTAAAGCATTGTCTGGTGACGATCCTATGCGTGCTATTGGTGACTTGGTTGCGGCTTATTGGGCCCGCCGTCAACAAGCTACTTTGTTGAGCGTCTTGAAAGGTGTGTTTGGTGCCACAACTACTAAAATGGGCGACAATAGCTTGGACATTTCTGCTGAAACAGGTAATGCTGCTGCATTCACTGGTGAAACATTCTTAGATGCTTCATACAAATTAGGTGATGCAGAAGAAAAACTGACTGCCATTGCCGTTCATTCATCTGTATATGCTAACTTGCGTAAACAAAACTTGATTGAGTTCTTGCTAGATTCAAACAACACGAAAATCCCAACTTACATGGGTAAACGTGTGATCGTCGATGACGGTATGCCTAATTCTGGTGGTGTCTTCACTTCTTACATCTTTGGCCAAGGTGCTATTGGTTTAGGTAACGGTGCTGCTCCAGTCCCTACCGAAACAGATCGTGATGCATTAGCTGGCGATGATATCTTGGTTAACCGACAACATTTCTTGTTACATCCACGTGGAGTTAAGTTCACAAGTAAGTCTGTTGCTGGTTCTTCGCCAACAAACACTGAGTTAGCTACTGGCGGTAACTGGGAACGTGTATACGAATCTAAAAATGTTCGTATCGTTCAATTCAAGCATAAACTATGGACACCGACTACTACGATCGCTGGTGGGACTGGCGAATAAGGAGTGAAATCATGGACGAGAAACGAGATGAAGTTATTTCAGTACTAGCTGAGCAATTGGAGATATCTCCTATCTCAGCAACAGTATTGATCGAGGACGCTGTCGCACTCGTCCTTGATTATACTGGTCGTGAAGCGATGATTGACAGTATGTGGGTATATGCAAGACAACTTGCAACAATCGCATACAACCAACAGGGCGCTGAAGGTGAAGCTTCAAGGTCTGAAGGAGGCGTGTCGCAGTCTTTCTTGACCGATATTCCAGTCTCTATTCAACGTGGCTTGAACAGATTCCGAAAGGGAAAGGTTGTGAGTTACTATGCGCCTACTGAAGAATAACCTACAAACAGTCTATCTAAAAAAGCGAAAAGTTACCCTTGACGAAGAAGCAGAAGAAATAATCACTTACCCATATGATCCGATTGAATTACGGATGAATGTTCAAGCAGCAAGCGGTACAGTAAACGCTCAAATCTACGGTAGCAAGCTTGAAACAATGAAAGCATGCAAATACCAAGGCGACAAGATTAGCGAGTCACAGAATGAACTAGACGGCATTTGCGTCTACGTTGGTAAAGATGAGGAACCAGACTTCACGATCAAATCTATCCAGACATTTTCGACGCACAAGAACATTATGCTAGAAAGGAATGATAATCGTGGGAGTTGAAATCAAAGGCCTTGAAAGTTTACGGCGAAAAGTCAAAGCGATACCGCAAATCTTAGATGATGCGATGTGGGATGCAACTTTTGAAATCACTGAGTTGATCAAACAAGCTGCTGAATTGCGATTGTCGTCTAGCATGAAATATTCTAGTGGTGAATTGTTGGGTAGTTTGAAAAACGAAGTCGTGATCAATGCACAGAACCAAATCGTTGGACGTGTCTGGTCCGACAAGCAAGAAGCGCTATTTCGTGAAGTTGGTACTGGTCCTGTCGGTGAAGCTAGTCAAAAAGACTTACCAGAAGGATTTACACCAGTTTACTCGCAAACAGCATGGTTTATCCCAGCAAAAGATGTTGCTGTGGATTTGGAAGCTATATACGGTATTCCTCGTGTGACTGTTCAAGGTACAGACTTCTACATTACCAAAGGACAGCCAGCACGACCGTTCTTGTATCCTTCATTAGTAGATTTGATCGGTGAAGCACCAGAAATCTACAAAGAGCATGTACAACGCAAGTTAAGGGAGTTGAAGTGATGGAACGAGTGAATATGAAGACGGTCACTGTTGAAGTATTACAAGCCGTCACTGACATCAAAAAGATTGCCACGGACTATCCTTCGACTTGGAATACATTCCCATTGGCTATTTATAGGACAGCCAATAAACCACATCAGATTGATTCGTTGGGTAATGAGTTACAAACAGATTGGACAATCACAGTTGAATTATACGGAGACAAAAGCCAGACCAGTATTGCTGAAAGTGTTTTAAGCACATTCGGTAGTATTGGTTTTTCTGGTACCGCTAAAGATGCTAACACGGCTGATCTAAAGCGAA